CGGAGAGTCTCGTCCGCGGCACCGCCTTAGGTCTGTACAATGCCGTTGCGCATCATCCCCCCGCCCGTGCCTATCTACAGCGTCTGTTGCAGCTTACAGAAGGGCACGAGCCTTACCATTCACCGGTCGGCGACTGGAAGATGCGGTATCCGTCGGCCGCAGAATCCTCGCCAGACACATGGGCTGACCTCGATAAATGGTACGGTTGGAACCATTCGAGACAAGCCGCATGGGAAAAGGAGTTGAGCACCATGAAACTCCACAGAGAATACGTCTCCACTGCAGGGTACCACCTATGCGAGGTGGACACGTCTGGGCCAAAGATCTCCGCGATGGGAGTCGCGGCGAGAACGGCCTAATAGCAAGCGCCTACGGGCGCGTTCGCGGCTTTGTGAAGGCGCAACCCCGAACGTAGAACTGCCACAACATGTAAGTACGCCGTGGCTAGGTGACACCTACAACCGTCCAGGACCAGCTATCGGAGCCCCTGCTTCTGATGGAACATGCCGACGCAGCGATATCGTCCTTCTCTGCTCGGCCCCATCGTCGAACCACCCGAGACCCGTGTCGCGCACCCCTCGGTAAGACCGAGCCGGCCAGGAAGGTAGCGTCCCGCCCCCGGAGAGGCGGATTGAAAGGCGCGCCAGCTTTCGAACACCTGAGCCCCAGCGTCGGCACGTTGACCATTGCCTAGGTGACGACTTCGTATGGCACACCACCACCATGCCTCCCAAAGTTTCAGTAACCATCAAAACACCTAGAACCAGTCGAAAGAAGAAATCGACCAAGAAGAAGACCCGAGCGCGCACCCATGGAGCGTCCTCGGGCCCCGCGCGGCCGCGAGGCATGCGCGGGCGAGGAGATGTGTTCGTCCCAGAGTCACAGTTGGCGCGACTGGGCGGACAGAGTGCCGGACGCGCCATCGGCGGCTTCATTGGCGCCGGCATCCATCGACTCATCAAGACCTTCACCGGGGTCGGCGACTACCGGTCGAGCAACGCAGCGCTCCACAAGCAATTCCAGGAGCGCGGCTCATTCGACCGCGGCACCATCCTCAAGGGCGATCTCCCCACGTTCGGCGCCGCGAGTCACCACGTCGATATATCGTATCGTGAGTGTGTCGGCACCGTCGTCGGAACCGCCAACTTCTCCACTACCACGTACTATGTCAACCCTGCCAATCCCGTCGCCTTCCCGTGGCTGTCGACCATAGCCCCGCGATTCGCGCAGTACCAACCGAATGGCATCGTTTTCATGTACATACCCACTGTGGGCTCGTATTCTGCTAGCGGTGCACTCGGCTCGGTGACGATGCACTCATACTACGATAGGGCGGAACCGCTACCCGTTTCGTACGTGCAAGCAGCAGATTCTGAGTTCGCCTCCAGCGCTCGAGCAGACGAGAATCTCTTGCACATGATCGAGTGCAAGCGCAACGAAGCCCCAGTGAATGTGTTCTTCACCCGTGGAACTAACGGACCCCCCACGCGCGACGCCGAGGACGTATGTCGCACGTGTGTCTCCACTGAGGGTTGCCCCACGGAAGGTGCTGTCATTGGACACCTGTTTGTTGTGTACAACTTCAGGCTGCTGAAGCCCAACATTCAATCAGGTCCCTACAGCACAGCCCGCTGGACGTTCACGTACACCTACGGACCCGCAGGTGATTACTACGCTCTCGCGAACGCAGGAGCGGGCAAGCGCAACGACATTCCAGCGTACTGGATCAAGAAGCCAAGCGGGCTGGACACAGAGCTGCGGCTGGTCATGCAGAAGGCGCCCGGTGTGTACCACCTGCGCATCGTGTGCGTCGGCTCCGCCGGTTGCACTGGCTCTGCGTCGCTCCCCAACTTCAATGCCGTCGTCGCTGCAGGTATGGGCCTCATCAACTCATCCACTACCGACTCCGAGAACAACGTCATCTCCGGGTCGGTCGCCAGCTACGACCGCTACTTCCTGTACTCTCCCATCACGCCAACGCCCGAAGATTGGGTATTCGAGATTCGACTGCCCACCTGGAATAGCGGCACAACCGTGTACTACACGTTCGAGCTCTCGCGAGTGTTCAACTACGATGGAGTCGCACTCGATGTCCCGAACTCGAACCCCCCCCACTTGTCGGCCAACGACACGACCGTCACTTGGACGCTGCTGAAGACGATGGTGTCAGATGACGGCACCATGACTCAGAAGCAGTACCCCTACGACGGGCCGTACCCGCCCGACGGTGTGGCTGTGTCCGCACATCCACCAACGACCCCGACCGACGACAGCGACGAAGAGGACTACCCAACGCTGCGCGTGGTCGAGCCGTTGCCTACCAAGACCGCCACTGACC